TATTTATGGAAAGCTATCTACTTTTGAGGTAGACCTTATTCGTACATTAGACACCTTACACGCTAAAGAGGTTAGTAATAATGGCTGATAATACTTCAACGCTTGGTATCGAGGTAACAACTAAAGGCATAAGCAAAGCTACTGAAGAAGTAGAAAAGCTTTCTAATGCTGGAGCCAAAGCCGAGAAAAACACGCAAAATCTTGGGAAAGCAGCTAAAAGCACAGTTGCTCCTATGAAAAATATGCGCGCTCAAGCGCAGCAAGCTTCGTATCAGTTGCAGGATATTGCAGTTCAAGCTCAAATGGGGACAAGTGCTTTTACTATTATTGGGCAGCAGGGTTCTCAGTTGGCTTCCGTATTTGGCCCAGCAGGTGCAGTAACAGGTGCGCTTATTGCTTTTGGTGCAATTATTGGTGGGTTCTTATGGGACTCCATGAATAAATCTGGTGATGCTGCTGAAGAGCTTGCTGACCGCATGAAAACTCTTGGCGATAGATTTGATGTTGCTACTAGAGCGCAAAAGTNGTTTTTGAGAGCTGAAGCAACTAAAACGATATCCGAAAGAAAAGAAGAAATAAAGTCACTTACCGAAGAAATGGGCAAGCTTAATAATAATCAATTTGATTTGTCTGAGATTTTTAGTGGCGACCTTACTTATCAAGAAAGGATTGATAAAACAAATGAACTGGTAGCTAAAATTGATGAGCTAAACATTCTAAATGAAGAAACTGCTCAATCAGTTAATGGCACTAGCAAAGAAACAGCCTCATATGTTTTAAAGCTGACAGAGCAGGCAGATGTTTTGGGGTTTACTGCAAAGCAATTAGCCCAATATAAAATTAATCAGCTTGGCGCTACAGGCGCAGATGCGGCTGCAATTCACGAAAAATCTCGACTAATCTTTTTGTACGAAAAAGAGCAAGAAGCTTTAAAAGAGGCAGCAAGGCAAAAAACAAAAGATGAGGCGGCAGAGAAAAAGAAAGTTGCGGCTGATGCTAGAAAAGCAGCTAAAGATCAAGCCAAGTCAGACCGAGACGCAGAAAAACTAAAGAAAGACAAAGAAAGCGCCCAAGGTCGATTATTGCAAATTGCTCAATCAGCAATGGAAGAAGCAGCCCTTATTGATTCTTTGGAAGCCGAGGCTGTAGCAAAAACTCAAGCTGACAGGGATGCCAAACTAATAAGCCAAGAAGAGTTTGAGATAGCTAAACGCCAGCTAGAAGAAAAATACAGCAAAGACAGAGTTGCTCTTGCCGCAGCAGAAGCTCAAGCTAAAACAGATATTCAACAACAGGTTCTTACAAGTTTAGGTGGAATGGCCGGTCAGTTAGCAGGCATAGCCGCTGAAGGGTCAAAAGAAGCTAAAGTTTTATTTGCAATGCAAAAAGCCATTGCTATAGCTCAGATTATAGTTTCCACCGAAGTTGCTGCTCAGGCTGCTGCCGCTCAAGCTGCAATCCTTACTGGGCCTGTTGGGTATTTTGCTACAGCGGCAGGCATTAGGGCTGTAGGTTACGCATCTGCCGGTATTGTTGCCGGAACCGCTATTGCTGGTGGTCGAGCATTAGGTGGTCAGGTTAGAGGCGGTGAATCGTATCTTGTTGGTGAGCGTGGCCCAGAGCTGCTTACTATGGGTAGTTCAGGTCGTATTGCTACTAACGAGAACCTAAAGAAAGCTGTTGGATCAGAAAATGGTCAGTCTCAAGCCAATGTTAGTGTAAACTTCAGCATACAGGCTAATGACACTGCTGGATTTGATAGGCTTCTAAACTCCCGCAGAGGTCAGATTGTTTCTATGATTAACCATGCGGTCAATAATCGCGGAAGAGCGTCTATAACATGAGTGGAACATACCCAGCATCACCCGTATTTGCATCTATCGGGTTTAAGAGCCAGCATTACAACTTGGCTAGTGAAAGCGTCTCAGGCCGCACCCAAGTCAGAAACATTGGCGGGCAGCGGTTTGAGTTCTCGGCCCAATACTCTAAGCTTAGTCGTGCGGAGTTTGCTCCGGTTATGGCGTTTGTTATGGCTCAAAGAGGTATGGCAGAAACATTCTCTATTGTATTGCCAGAGATAAGCTCCAAAAGTGGAACTGCTTCTGGTACTGCGCGGGCTAACGGCGCTGCTGTTATTGGCGCAACATCGGTTAATGTCGATGGGTTTAGTGGAGTGTTAAAGGCTGGCGATATGGTAAAGTTCTCTAACCATAGTAAAGTCTATATGATTACCGCAGACCGATCCGGCGCTGGTGCATTGGCAATTCAGCCTGCTCTAAGAGTCGCGTTGACTAACGATTTAGTTGTGACATACGACAATGTACCATTTACGGTACGTTTAAATAACGATGTTCAGAGTTATTCTTTGGAATCTGCATCTTTACTTGATTACGAAGTAGACTTTATAGAGGCAGTGTAATGACAAGATCAATAAACGCAGCAACTATTGCCGAACTTGCAAAAGATAACTTTAATCTTGCTACTTTGATTCAATTTGATTTGTCTACTACCTTGTATCTTACAGACTGGGATAGAAACTTATCTGCCTTGTCTCAGACATGGGTAAGCAGTTCGCATTTCTTGGGTGTTGGCGATGTTACAGAAACATCTGATTTAAGAGTGAACACCCTTGACGTTACTTTGTCTGGCGTTGAGCAATCTTATGTCGCTATCTTTCTAGCCCAGAATTACATTGACCGGCCTGTAAAAATATACAGGGCCGCTATTAGCGCATCTGATGCAGTAATCGGCGATCCAATACTGTTATTTGAAGGCTTAATGACTGGCTTTAATATTCAAGACAGTAAAGATACAAGTACCATTACAGTACAACTTGCTTCTCACTGGAAAGACTTTGAGAAAGAAGTTGGCCGAAAGACAAACAACAACTCGCAATCTATTCATTTCCCTGCTGATAAAGGGTTTCAATTTGCGGCTAAAACAATTAAAGATTTAAAGTGGGGTCGTGAATAATGGCATTGTTTTGGATAGCAGCGGCATTTGTAGGTGCCACAACCGTTTCATACGTCATGACGCAAAAGGCGAAAAAAGCGGCGCAAAAAGCTGCCGATGCTATGGCTGGCGTTCTTGTTAACAAAGAATCTAACATTGAGCCTATTCCCGTTATTTACGGTACTAGAAGAGTTGGTGGTGTTCGTGTATTTGTTTCGACAAGAGATGCTTCTGGGGGTGATCCAAATGAATTCTTATACATTGCTATGGTTTTAGCCGAAGGCGAAGTTGACGATATTACAGATATACACATTGATGACACTCCAATATCTGACAGCAAATATAATGGTCTTTATACAATTAATGTCCATACTGGCGCTGACAATCAAGCTTACGATTCTCTTCTTACGCAAGCTAATGCTGGCTGGACAACCGCTCATAAATTAAGTGGAGTTGCTTATCTAGCTATTAAGCTAAAGTGGGATTCTGATGTATTCCAAGGGGTTCCAGATATTACTGCGCTTGTTCGTGGCAGAAAAGTATACGACCCGCGATCACCTAGCGCCGCTAACGCTTACAGCACTAACCCTGCTTTATGTTTGCGCGATTACATGACTAACACAAGATTTGGTAAAGGACTTCCAGCATCAGCAATAGATGATGTTGCGTTTTCAGCAGCGGCTACAGATTGTGACGAAAGTGTAACTTTTTACACTGGAAGTGGAACAGGAAAGATATTTGAGACAAATGCAGTACTGCAAACAGACGAAACATTATTCTCTAACATAGAAAAAATGCTAATGGGCTGTCGTGGGTTCCTGCCTTATACGCAAGGCAAGTACGGATTGATCATTGATAAATCTAGATCAGTTAGCTACGCATTTGATACAGATACAATNGTTNGCGGAATCTCTATTCAAGGTGAATCAAAAGAGAACAAGTTTAATAGGGTTATTGTTAAGTTTGCTAATCCTGCTGTAGATTATCAACCTGATCAAGCTACATGGCCTGATGCTGGGTCTAGCGAAGAGACTGCATTTTTAAGCGAAGATAATGGCACGTTGTTGGTTACAGATTTAGATATGCCAACAGTTACTAACTACTATGCTGCCAGAGATTTGGCGAGAGTCATTCTTAAACGATCTAGAAGCTCTTTGCGCTGTAGTTTTAAGACTACAAGTGAAGCCTTACAGCTATCGGTTGGTGACGTAGTTACAGTTACTCACCCTACGCCAGCTTGGGTAGCAAAGCCTTTTCAGATAGAAGAGATTACCCTTAACTATGACGG